CTGTAACAGTGATTGTATCTCCAGCATCCCCTAATTGTGTTGTACCACAATTTGTTCTTGGACTAATTTTATTTACTTTTACTTCACTCATAATTTACCTATTGAAATTTATACCTTATTATTACTACACCTGAACCACCTGCATTACCAGATCCAAATGAAGCACCTCCACCTCCGCCACCACCACCAGTGTTTGTTGTTCCTGCAGTACTATTAGAATTACAAGGAACTGTTCCTCCAGTTCCACCACCTCCAGTTCCTGCTGAACCTACACAACCAATACCCCATCTACCACCTGATCCACCACCAGCTCTTGCTGTTGGAGTTCCATTAATTGAACTTGTTGCACCATTTCCTCCTGTACCTGAAATTCCAGCACCAGGAGAAGTTCCAGAAGCATTACCTCCTGCTACAGTTGCACCGCCTCCTCCACCACCGTTTCCAGCTGTCGGACTAGCCGAACCGTCACCACCTGGATTTCCTTGAGGTGGACTAACTGGAGGAGTATTACCTGTTCCAGCATTTCCTCCTCCTAATGGAGATGGTCCACTAGGACCGCCTCCTCCACCACCACCAGTAGCTGCACTTAATCCATTTATAAAACTTGGAAAACAATTACCAAATGAACCACCTCCACCACCACCTGTTGATGTGATTGATGAAAAAATTGAATTACTACCTGTATTTCCTCTTACATTACCAGGTCCAGGACCAGTAGCTGCACCACCTCCTCCAACTGTAATCGGATAACCTGTTACTGTTACTGGTAAAGCACTAACACAAGCTCCTAAAGGAGAAACTGAATAACAACCTGAAGCAGTTCCAGAAGATTCTCTATAACCTCCAGCACCACCACCACCACCATGATTTTGACCACCACTACCTCCTCCTCCAACTACCATATAATCTACTGTATCTGAACCACATGGATTACCAGCACAAGTAATTGTAAAAGTTCCAGGTCCTGTGAAAGTGTGAATTTTGTAATCACCACAGCAAGTCACACACCCACCTGTTGCTATAATAAAATCTGATTGACCTGTTGCATTAGTTGTTCCATCATTAACATTTTTCCAACCTCTTGTTCCATCTACATAAACAAAAGTTAAAGAAATACCATTTGTTGAAGATTCATAATCAAATGCTCCACCATTAATTAGTGAACCATTTCTTGCAACAGTTAAAGCATTTGTTGCAAAAGTATTTGCGTAATCTGCTACAGCTACAATATCACCAGCTGAAGGAGTTGCTGGTAAGGTCATTGTCACAGCACCTGAAGTTGTATTTACAAAATAACCATTACCAGATACTGCTGTGAATGATGCTGTTTTAGCTGTTGTATCCCAGTCTACTGTACCAGTTCTACCGAATCCTGTTTGTGATGCACCACATGCAAGAGTAATGGTATCGCCACTTGCACCAAGTGTAATTGTTGTTCCACATTTGTTAGCGATGTTAGCACCGCATTGATTTTGAATATTGTTTACTTTAATTGTACTTGCCATAATTATTGATATTTATACCTTATTATTACGATTCCGCTACCGCCAGGTCCACCTCTTGATGGATCAGAGTTTCCTCTTCCACCACCGCCACCACCGCCAGTGTTAGCTGTTCCAGCTCTTTCAGGGACAGGTGTTGCGATTCCTGGACTAACACCTGTTCCACCACCACCAACTCCACCAGAACCTGTAAATTTTGATGCATCTGATCCACCGCCACCACCACCAGCATAAGATGTTGGACTTGCTGAAATTGAAGTTGTTGCACCAGCTCCACCTGGAGCAGCTGTGGGTTCTGAAGCATTACCACCTGCTGCTGTTGCACCACCACCGCCACCACCAGTAGTATAAGTTGCTTGGTCACTATTTGTATTTCCTGATGGATTTCCTTGTGGGGGGCTTACAGGAGGTGTGTTACCTGCTCCTACACTTCCTAAAACTGGATTTCCAGGAATATAAGCATTAGCTCCTCCTGATCCACCAGGTCTGCCATCTATTGTTGGTTCAGTATTTCCTCCTGAACCTCCACCACCTGTTGATGTAATTGTTGAAAAACTTGAGTTACTACCATCTGTTCCTTGTGCTGCTTCTGAACCACCAGCAGCACCACCACCTCCGACTGTAATTGGATAACTTTGTTTTGACACTGGTAATCCTGCAGGTGCGTTTAATGGACTAGCCGTATAACAATCTGATGATGCTTTTCCTTCTCTAAAACCACCTGCTCCACCTCCTCCAGTATAACCACCTGCTCCACCTCCTCCTGCTACTACCATATATGAAACTGCATTTGATCCTAATGGAGTACCTGCATTTGTAACTGTAAAAGTTCCTGGACCTGTAAAAGTATGAATCTTGTAATCTCCACAACAAGTAACTGTCCCACCTGTTGCAACTATAAAAGGAGGAACTCCTCTAACATTAGAAGTTGAATCCATTGTATTAATCCAACCTTGTGTTGAATCAACATAAACAAAAGTAACTGATTGACCCTCTGTGTTTAAAGTTGCACTTTCATTTAATGAACCAATTTTATCTGTTCCATTTGGAGTTACTGTAACATTGTTTGTTTGCCAAGTTCCTGCATAGTCGGCTAAACTTATAATATCACCAGCACTTCCTGCTGGCAATGTAACTGTTATTGCTCCTGATGTAGTATTCACAAAATAACCATTCCCACTAACAGCAGTAAAACTAGCAGTCTTTGCTGTAGTGTCCCAATTAACAGTTCCAGTTCTTCCAAAACCTGTTTGAGTTGCTCCACAAGCTAATTGAATAGTATCACCTGATTGACCAATCGTTAATGTTGATCCGCATTGTGATGATATTTGATTAACTTCTATTTTACTCATTAAATAATTACCAATGTTCCTGTTACTGTTACAGTTTGAGTAAAGGTAACTGGACCTGCAAGAACTGCAGATTCAATAACCATATTTTTGTTATCAATAATTTGAGCATGAGTATAAATACTTTCTGCTCCTGGTTTGTTACCAAAATAAATTATACTATATAAACTATCCATTTGTTCTCCTTATGCACTAATTGAATCAACAACACTAACCCAAACATCAGCAGATGTAGCAGTGTCAGATTGTACTTTTAAAACATCTGTATTCTGCATTACAAATTTAGCACCACCAGAAACAAGTTCAACTGCACTTGAAGGTGGGATGCTTAAATCTTTTGCAATATATCTGTCTGTAACTCCTGATTCAGAAATCCAAACTGATACTGTTATCGCTGAAGTTAATATGTTAGCAATTCTTACTCCAATTACCGCATCATTAGAATTTGCTGTAAATACTGTACTAGCACTATTAGTTGCTTGTGTAGAGTATCTAGTAAAATCTTGTGCCATATTTTCTCCTTATAAAGCTATCGCCATAGCAACAGCAAATCCTGCTGAAGCCTTGTTATCTATTTGAGTTTGAATTGGATTTGTTACTCCATTAACATAACTCAATTCTGTATTACTTACATCACCATTTCCAATTTTACTAGCATTAATTGAATTGACTGCTAAAGAAATTGTTCCTGATGAAGTAATTGGTGAACCAGTAACTGTAAATTCTGAAGAACCAGAATCTGCAACTGCTACTGAAGTTACAGTACCTGTGAATGATGGTTGTACTTGTGAAAATACGATATTAACACTTCCAATAGATCCACTATTGTCGGTTGTGCAAAGATATATTTTATCTGCATTTGAACTACCTTCTTGAACAATTGCTAGTTGTCCAGCTAATTCTTCAACTGTATCAAAATTAGGATCTCTACTTGCAGTACCTGATGCTACAACAATATAGATACCATTTTCTGTTTGGTCAGTTTGATCTTTAACTAAAACTTTATTTCCAGTTGCTAAAGTAACACCATCTAAAGTATCACCATTTTGTAAGTCTGCAGTTAAATCAATATTTGCAGTTGTAGCAGCTCTAGTAATAATTCTTGTTTTTAATCCTGCAACTAAATCATCAACATAAGTTTTTGTAGTTACATCTGAACCAGAAGAAGGTGCAGACATTCCAGTAATTGCACCACCAGTAATATTAACATTGTTTGCAGCTTGAGTTGCAATTGTACCTAAACCTAAATTTGTTCTTGCAGTAGAAGCTGAAGTTAAATCTGATAAGTTACTTGCTTTAACAAGTTTAGCATCTAATTGAGATTGAATTCCACTTGTTACACCATTTAGATAACCAAATTCTGTATTAGATATTGTACCATCATGTATCTTAGTTGCATCAATAGCAGCACTAGCATTTATATCTACATTAACAATAGCACCATCTGAAATTTTATCAGAAGTAACACTTGAGTTTGCAAGTTTAGCTGCTGTAACATTTCCATCTGCAATATTAGAAGTTTGAACTGCATCAGTTGCTAGTTTAGCATTAGTAACATTTGCATCAGCTATTTTAGCTGTCGTTACATTTGAATCAGTTATTTTTGCAGTTGTAACAGAATTACTTGCAAGTTTTGCAGCAGTTACATTTGCGTCTAAAATTTTAGCAGTAGTAATATTTGAATCTGCAATTTTAGCAGTAGTTACATTAGAGTCTGCAATCTTAGCAGTAGTAATGTTTGAGTCTGCAACTTTTGCAGTAGTAACATTATCATCAGCAATCTTTGCAGTCGTAACTGCACTGTCTGCTAATTTTACAGTTGTAACAGATCCATCTGCTAATGTAGCAGTTGTAATTACACCTGTAGGTATTGAGGTATTTGTTTTTGATATTGAACCAATATAAATATTTGTAATAGCTTCATTTGATAATGAACCACTATCCCAAGTTACATTAACTGTAGTGTTAGTTGAAAATGTTGAACTTGATATAGTTCCATAAATTGTTCCAGGTGTTGGAGCAATTAATTTAATTCTTCTTCCTTCATGGTAAATTGCAGAAACATCTACACCAGCTATTGTGAATGAAGTAGCTGAAGCATAAGCACCAGTGTAAGCACCATCACCATCTCCATATTCAACCCATTGACTATCATTAAACCATTCTCTGGTATTAACCATTAATGCTCTGATTGCATTATTAAGTTGAGAAGGTAACATTCCTTCTGCAACAGAAATTCCATTTAATGTTGTGTTATTTAAATTGGTTGTTGAATAATCTTTTATGCCTGACATTTAATCTCCCATGAACCAAGAAAAGGCTTTGTTATTTTCTTGATTTTTTTCGTTTATTAATGCGTTAATAGCTTCCTCAATTTGTCTTTGGAAAAACTCTTGAGTTTCAAAACTGTATCTAACATTATCTATATCAGTTTTATCTGTCATCGCAACCCTGATCTTGATGCAACTAAATCAATTCCTTGAGCATCTTTCCAAGCACCACCACTTGGTATTTTAACATTAATTTTAACATATCTACCAGATTGTCTTACTGGATTAATTCCTGTTGTATTCATACTAGAAACTGTTGACTCTGTAGGATTGTCTGCCAATCTATCTCTGGTACTTAAAGTCACTGTAGCTTCTGCATCTACAATAGGTCTTATACCTATTATATTTGATCTTAAACCTGGAAACAACTCTAATTCTCTAGTTTCTATTTCTCCTTCATTTCCAGTACCTGAGAAAATAGCAGCTTTATAGTTATTATCTATTGCACCTAATAATAATTGTCCACCATTCCAAAAATCAGTATCTAATGCAATATTAATACTATCTAAGTTTTGAGAGATAATATCCATTAATTCTACAGTGTAAGCTCCCACAAATTGTGAGAATATTGTACTAGCACTAGCATCTGCAGTTGACCATTTTTGAGTTGCATAATTATAGATTAAAACTTTATCACAAATACCAGTTGTATTCGCAGTGTCGGATGCACTTGGATATAACCATAATGCTAACTGATTGAATGGATCTACAGCAGCACATATTCTATCACTAAATGCTTTGTTTAAATCTGTGTCAAAAAATCTATTAACTTTTTCTGCACCGATTGGAATAACTTGGTCACCATTGATTTCAAAGAATCCATCGTCTGCATAAAAGAATACTCTACGATTATCTTGGCAAACAGTTCTTCCATATACAGCTCCTCTATTTGGTGAGATAACTGATAATCTAAATACTGTTGCACCACCCACATAGTCTAATCGAACTATTTGGTTTTGTCTAAATACATAACCAATCTCTCCAGAAGTTATATGAACTATTTGTCCACCAGATCCTGGTAAGTCTTGTAAGTCTGATTGTTTAGTTCCACTTTCCCAAGTAGAAATATCATTAATACCTGACCATTGAATTCTATTAGAATTATTTGTGTGATTACCAGTTACTAAGAAATCCCTAATCACACCTGAAACTTTAAATGTTGGAACAGTACCACTTGTTGCAATAGAAGATAAATCTGCAAAGTTAGTTGATGTACCCATTAAATAATATTGAGGAGCATCTACTCCATTAGAAGCAATTACATAATTACCAAATTGTGTGAATGTCCAATAATCTGTATTCGTTCCAGTTAAACCAGATTTTCTTGATGTAAATGTTCCACCATCTAATTGATAAATGTCTGTATTATTAGCAACAAAATTAAATACAGTATTTGAGTTATCTCTAAATGAACCTGCACCTCTACTATCTGTAGAAATATCATTTGATGAATAATTAACTAATGAAGGAAATCGTTTATAAGATTGTCTTGCAAAGTAAACATTGTTTGCAACATTTGCACCAGGATTATTAAACTCTGGTTGATCTGGTAGCCATTCTCCAAAAGGTATTTGCATTAGTATCCTATTGGTTATTGTTTGTTACTGCAAAATAATTATCATTAAATCCTGCTGCTACAGTTACATCTGATCTTTGTTGTAAAGGAGCACTTCCATATTGATCTTCTCTGTCATTTCTCTCTAATCTTTCTAGTGCTGTTTGATACATCTTTTCCCATTGAGCAGCTTGATTAGGTTCAATACCACCTAAAAAATTAGCAGCATGATAAAGAGAACCATATAAATAAATCGCAGGGTGATTTGTTAATATATAATTTGTAGTATTTGATTCTGATAATGGATCAAATTCTTTGTAATAATTAATTACTCCTGTATATGAACTTGCAGGACTTGGTGCAAATCTAAAGTTATCACCTAATATTGTATATGTGTTAGGCATACCTGAACTTGAACCACCTTTTATTTGGTCCATTTGAGCTGGAGTAATATATTTTAAAGCATATTTAGATCCACCATTTAAAATATAAAAATCTCTAACTTGTAAAAATCCTGTAGGTAATGCTTTTGTTTCTGCATCAATAGTAAAAGAACTATCAGTTGCAATCATCTTTCTAATTCTTAATTTAGAATTAAAAT